GACCTTAATATCGTCGATATCATTGTCAATTTTTTTCAATTCTTGCTCATTCGCAGCAGTCCAGATTCCGAAGCGATCCATGACCGGCAAAACCGATTCTATGGTGAACATTCCAGCTTCCAAACTCTCGTCAAATATCTCTTGATATAATTCCTGGGCTAGTAATTTTTGTCGCCGGTCTATGGGGTGAATTTCATAGCCTTCGAACTTCAAATAACCAGCTACGATACGAGAAAACAAATATTCCCGCATGATTTCCTTCCACAGAGGCGGCCGGAGCACTATTCCTCCGGCCGCCTGTTTGCTATGCTATAGACAATGGTTTGCTATCAACCTACATATATTGATAAATTTCTCATCGGGAAGACTATCTTTCATTGGTTGAATTTCTTTGTGAATCCATTGAACATTCCCAACAAAATAACCTTGCGATGAATCTTTGCGATCAAGAGATGCAGTTTGAATCTTACCTTTTACACTATACTTTCTTGCAAAACACAATTCTTGGCCGGTAAATCTACATTTACGCCGTTGATCCAAGAAAATGGTCCATGCTTCGTCAATCTTAAGATTAAATGTAATGTTCCGGCTTGCAGCAGCTCGTTGAATTTTAGTCCAATATGAGCCGCTAATTTCCTCGTACCCGGTCCAAAATATAGAAGGTTGATGTTTAGCACACCCGCAAAAAATAACTCGTTGTGCCCTTAATCTGTCTGTTGATGCAACCGTTTCATTACCACACTCACATCTACATTTCCAAAATGCTTTCTTTGTGCGGAACTTGCCAATTGTCCTAATTTCAGCAAAGCCGATTACTGTCAATTTTCCAGACTTCAGACCCAAAAGTTCAGTACCAAGTACGAATCTACCGCTAGGCATTATGTAGTACGGAGGCTCACGGTGACATCGCCCGAATGGCCAACATCACAATTGTTAAAGTTTCGATAGTTGTAAGTGACAGTCGCATTACCACCGCCGGTATCGCCGCCGCCATAGCTTACATTTGTCAATCGATTTTTTGTGCCCAAATCGAGTCGCAAACCTTCCTTGATGGCAATTCGAATGCTTTGGTCAGACGCGTTGCTACCATCGGGGTTGATACCAAGCGTTGTGCAAGCGATCATGTCGCCCGACAAGGCGATAATTTCGATCGAGCATGTAACTTCAACAGGGAAATTAACGAATCGGGTATAAGGAACCTTATTACCCATTTCGAATAGCTCGGTTCGTCCCAAATCGCAATTGACATTGATGCTCTGAACTTTGGCACCAAACTTACCATTCGCATCTGTGTTATTCGTTCCTGAAGCACTGATACCAGCAACATCCCGAGGAAGAATTGTGCAATCCGGATCGGCAACTTGACTGTTCGCATCGAGAGTGCTAACGGTCGGCGTGAAAATCATGTGCTGCCGACGATTGACCAAACCCACGCCAACAGGAGCATCGACTGTCGAAAAGGCACCCGTAAAGTTAGCACCGGAACCGGCTAGCCAAACTTTGTCGTTGCCAATCAAAGACACATTTTCCGCGAAACTTCCATCGATAGGAAATGTATATCCGAACGAAGCCAAATTCATACCAGACATTTGAACGCTGGTAAGCGGAGTTCCAGACGAAGCATCTTGACTATCACTGAAGATAGACAAGGCAACAGAACATTTCTGATTCGACCGGCCGGCTAAAGTCCTAGTAGGTGCGGCCTGTGTTATCAAAGTGACGAGCGGGGGCGACCCATCGAGCACTTTTTCCATCGTGACTTCAACGTCGGGAATGTTTTCAATGTTCTGATAAATGGCCAATTGACCAAGCTCGAACACCTGTTCCAGATTAAAAGTCGTTGTGATGCCAATCGATTGAACGCCATGACCAACGGTATAAGAATTAGAACCGGGTGTGGCAAATCCAACTTGCTGAATGGCAAAGAAAATACGATTATTAGCCATTGTTACTCCATGAGTATTATGTCAACTGAGGCATTTCGATTGACATGGTAGCCCTGCACGCTACCCATTGAAATTGAGGTGAAATGACAACAGGGTCGCCGAAACCGATTCGTAAGAACCGACAATATTTCCAACGATAACCGCCGTCTTCGATAGTTGTGACAAGTTGTGGATAACTCGGTGCTCCATTAATAGGAGAGCCTCGATAATCCAAGGGAAATTTGTTTTGACTTGCTAATAGATTCAGGTCGAACAAGTAAATGTCTTTTTCCCACTGGTAGCGGATGTAATCAAGTAACTTATCCATATCGTTTTCATTATCCGTGAGAATATTGAATATGGTGTCTTGCTCTTGAATATTCCCGCCGCCAAGCATCAAGCCTTTCGGGTTTCCTGCTCTGCCGGTCTGAATAACTACAGATGGCAATTGAATCCTATCCTCGGCTAATTCATTCCAAATACCAGAACCGCCAAAAAAATTAGTGTCCTCGATATGGTTCGACCGAAATTGTAATTCGCGAAACCAGGGCGGAGAATTTATGTAAAACGGAGTCCAACGATATGAATATTCGGCTTGGACCCGGCTATTTGTCGAAATTGGAGATTCGAATACGATACGTCCGTTTGGATAGTCGATATGGTGCTTGAAACTTCCGACACCTGTGACCGGATGAAATGTACCGCCAACATAGACTCCTGATATATGGATTGGAGACGGGGAATAATCATATCCACTTTCCCAAATCCATTCCTTGCGGAAGGACTCCCATACTTGACCGTTATTAAATTCCGGATCATTCACCGGCCGAAGCGTCGATCGATCGCCGCCATATTGACCGGAACTAGCAAGCTGAACGCTGCTGAAGCCTCCAGCATTTACAATACTCCAGTTAAAGAAAAACTGAAGCCCTACTTTAAGCTGAGTAATGAGAGTCGAATCACTAATTTGATCGACACCCTTCAGCGTCGTGTATGGTTGTCCCATTTATAGTCGCCGCTCGATTTCTGTGCGGATTATTTTTCGAAGATCATGTTGAATACCGTTTAAGGCTTTGATTACAAAATTGTCATCGGCAGTTCCTTGAAAATTGGCCGGCACTTGCCATGATGCCCCGAATTTGCGGACCATAAGTGCAAAGCCGGACCTTGACCTTTTTGGATAATCGCCGAAACGAATGAAAAAATCTGCCAAAGGCTCGTCGCCCTTGAGCAATAACCATTCTAACCAAGGTACAACATTGCTTTGACCTTTAGAATTGAGAGAAACATATTCAGCTTGCGGAAGACTTAATACGTCATTCCAAGAAGCATCAATAAATCCCATTCTGAACCCGGCCGATATTTTGCCGGCTAGTTGCTTGGCCGGTATTGTCGTGAATTCAATATTTTGACTCCAAGTCTCAAGAATTGGAGAAAGAAGTGTAGCCGCGTCAGCATAATTAGCCATACCGAGTTCCGCCCGCAAACCGCCGCGACCAACATCGTTCAGCATGGATTGGACGGCCGGACTATCGTAAAGTCTCTGATAAATTAGTTTACGAAGCTGAGGCTCGATTGATCTGGCCGCTGCTGTTAGAACAGTATCAATCTTATATCGTATAACTTCCAAAATATTCGAAGCAATAGTTGCCGGCGAATCAGGCACCAAACGATATTTAACTGGATTTAATCTAAACGTTGCCAATAGCCTCTGGCATAACGATCAGTTTGTAGTCCATAAGGAACCATTTCGCCGACCCGTCGATATCGCCAGCCTCCATATCCTTCGTCAGAAGTATTTACAATAATGTACTCGCAGCGTTGCAATTTCGGCAAGTCAGTCAAAAAACAAATTACTTGAATGACAGCTCCGGCTTTTTGTGCCGAATCGCCGGCATTAATCCAATGCGGTTTCGAGTCGTAGTAAATCCTCAAATTGACCGTATCGAATAGTTCCTCGATCTTGAAGCCTTCTCCATTGCAATAGGGGCAGATAGTGCCAGTTGCGAATGGAGTTGGACCAGTTCCGTTATATATATTCGCCGATCGTCTAGTCATTGTGTTAATAACACAGTTAGGACACGGCGATTGTTTTTTTGGATAAACTACTTTACAAGGCTTACCCAATTCGGTAATGAATGCGTCGGCACCTGTTTGGTAGATGCCGATTACTCCGCTTGGAATCAACATAATACCATCCCTTTCTCCCAAAGAGATGATAGCGAGTCTACCCTACTCTTTGGTGGAGCAGATTCGAATTGTTAAGCGGTATAGTAGGTCGGATCGTCGAAATAGTTAGTTAATCTAGTTTCGACATCGCTAGGCTGTGCCGGGTTAGCCTGAACATAGGTAACATCACTATCCATATTCACGCCATTCTTTTGCGTAGATTGGATAAGTGAGCCATTACGAATCGGGTTCCCGGAAATAGCCTTAGTGCAAACATCTGTAGCCATTTTTGAATTATCTTTCGTTTGCTGTGCAGTTTATAGCCACTCTCGGTCACGCGGATCATAATAACGAGCACCACGGAAATCGAGCGTCGGACTGGAGAATGGAGCCAAAATAGCTCGTCCAGGTTCAGCGACCCCAGCTTGAAATTCCCAGCGGGCAGTTTCATAATCCTTTTGTGCTTTTTCCATTATGATTTTATAGCCCTGAAGAATTCCTCTTGTATCGACAGAGCTAGGACCGTCTTTGATACTGAAACCGGCTTTCGCCGCATTTTGTCGAAACAAAGCGTCCGTAACGATTACATTGGCTCGTAATATTGTCAAATTGATGAATGAATTATCGCGATTCCCGCTCGTAGGATCGGGAGCCAGAGATAGCTGCGTTACATCAATCAAATACTGATTGCTAAAGTAATCGATTTCACCAACAAGGTATTGAGCCGCAACTAACAAAACCTCTTGTAATCGAGGGTCGCTGTATGTTTGCGGATCATCAACATCGTTAATTAGGAATCTCAAAATGCGAGGCATTTCACTTTCCCATCCCATGATCACACTCCTAGTTTAAGTTGGGAAAGACAGTAAAGGACTGAATATCAGACTTCCAAGAGCCTCCGCTAAAAACCAAATAGACTTGCAATTTCCATAGACCGGTTTGGTTAAGGTCTCCGGATACAGTAGAGTATTGAACTTTGCCGTCTATACCATCTGTTGTGAAGGAACCATCGACCGTCAAAATTGATCCGTCTGGTTTACGAAAAATAATCTGCTTAGTGACCGCCGAGGAAATATCCGTGGTTATGGAAGCATCTTGTACAGTGATTAAAAATGTTGTACCAATATCGTTCAGATGAATTTCGTCGGCTGCCATATTTAGCGTTCCATTGTGAAGTTAGTTTGTTGCTCGATATAAGAAGTTAAATCAAACGAACGGCGAATATGGGAAAGGAAAGACGGGCTGCGATTGATATTAGAACCAAAACCGACAATATCGTTCGAAACAACTGTACGGATGCCTGCCACGAAAATATCCGTTTGATCGGAACCAAACATTGATAAAATTGCAGGCATTAATCCAAAATTCATTCTAGCCATCTCTTCCTATAAGTTTGAACCAAGATCGAGTCTGACCATCAATGGAGGCAGTTACCTTAGTAATGTAGGTGTAGCCGCCAATACTACGACTGGCCGACTCATCCCATTTAAGCGTTCCGATTGAGGTACTTACATAATCCAGGCTGCGTTGGGCAATCAAGTCGCCGCCATTTGTTCGATTAATAACCTGAAGCGTAGGTGAACTTATTTGACTTGAGCCAAGGGGAGTTGTATTTCTGAACCAATCGACGGTATATTCATCTTTACTACCGCTTCCGTTCTTATAGAAATTCACATCAGCATAATATGCATAGTCCCCAGATTCCATTGTTGTGGTACGAGGAATGAATGACCATATACCGGAAATTGTCGGCAATTGGTTATTTAATGGCAAACCATTCGAACCGGCCGCCGGAGCATTCGGTAAAGATGTAAGACCAAGCCTGATACTGTCGTATGGATCAAATGGAACAATCGAATATAAATTCTCGAATCTATCAACGCCATTACCTGTTGCCTGAATTGAGAGTTCTCCGACCGTATCCCTATCCCAAGCATTACCAGCAAAAGAATACCAACCGCTCCCCATTTCATTGACATTTCCGCTGGCAATATTCCATGGACCACCATTTTTAGCAATGTAAACAACCGGTATAGTTCCGGTCGAAACAGTAATATGATCACTAGCAAGAAATAATGGAAATGTAATTGGATGCCCTGTGGAGGCGACTTGTCGGTCTTTATTCATTAGAAACCTCCGAAAATGCGAGAGAGGATGGTAGAATCATTTGATCCACCTACATCTTGATGCTGTACTGCACCAATGTCGGCGAAACCTGTAGTTGTTCCTCCGGGAAAGACGCCGGGGAAACCAGCCGCCCGACATGCCGCACCGCCGCCAGTCGTGGCGTTGAGCGAGAAATCGCCGCCGGCTCCATTCGTGAACGGGTCGGATGCAAGTGATACATTGCCTGCATAGCTCGTCACGCCCGACATCGCTCCACTTGTATTGTTTCCGCTGGCCGAATTAACCAGGAAAGTAGCAGTTGACGTAGTGGATGAATAGCCAAAACCGCCGTTTGAATAAGAAATGCAGTTTTGAAAAGTGACGATGCGGAGCGATGTATCCCCAGCACCGAAACCATGCGATGCGTTTCCGTAGGCGACACATCCCTCGAAAATCGTCTGGCCTGGACCGAAATACTCAAAACCTATGCCGCCGTTAGCCGCAGAAATGCAACCAACGAATACTCCGCCCGAGCAACGATAAAAGCCGTTCCCGGTGTTTCCATGCGAGTAGCAATTTCTATAAAAGCCTCCCTGAATTCCGCTGTCAAACCCCTTAGCGTTACCGAATGCTTCGCATCTATCGACAAAGCAAACTAGCCCAGCGTTGACGAAGCCCGATCCAGAGAAGTTAAAAAACTTACAGTCTAAAATATATGTAAGCGATCCGGTGGCACCGAACGCGACCATGACAAGGCCGTTAGTTCCGGTAAGCCCGTTTCCGTCAAAGTTCAAATATCGGACGACCCCTTGATCGAAGTTATTGAGGCTCCAGACCGTGATCGCAGCAGTTGCTTTCAGTGTGGCGTGAATACCGTCGCCACGTACCGTACCATACCCCTCAAACCTGAATCCCCGGAGATTGTTATTGGCAGCAATAGTCGAGGAGACGTTATAAGTCCCCGTCTTGAGCCAACAGGTATTACCAGAAACCATCGTCGGAACCGCCTGCCCAAGAGAAGCAAATGCTCCACCAACTGCATAGCTTCCGCCAGTTGTACTGGTCGCCGCCGGGGAACGATCGAGAGTAGCTGCACCAGCGGCGACTGAGACAATCTGATAGAATCCAGCAGTCCATCCCGTACCGGATTTGATACGCAGCAGATTGCCAACATCAGCGGAGACGAAGTTGTGGCTGACGGAAGTGACCTTAGTGTTCGTAGTGCCGTCAACGACAAGATCGGTTCCGCTATATTGAGCTGCGGCTTGTTGACTGTAATCCGTGCCAGTTGCACCAGCAACGAAGCCACCCGAGTTTAGCGAATCGTCGCCGCCAGTTTGAACTTCCCAGACGGTCGCTGCGGGGAGTGCCATGACTAGAAGATGCTCCGTCCATTGACATTGATGCTATACATTTGAGTGCGATTTGCATTATTCAATGGTCCGCTCGTATCTAACGTGCCTCTCTCCACCCAATTTCGCAACTGAATTGCTTGATTGTAGATTTGCTCAAGGTCTTGGTCTCGCATTAATGGGCGGCCATCGCCACCGGCTGCATCGATTCCATTCACGGTCGCACCGTCCACGATCAATGTACCATCAAACGGTGCCAGCGTTCCCATCTGATCGGCTTCGTATTGCGTAATAAAAGCAACCGCTGAAGCATAGGCCGTAACCATCAGGTCATTCATTTGACGACCGTTGACATTAGCGAATTTAACAACCCTCGGATCGCTATTACCCGCCATTGGTATACCCTTTCAGTTAAATAAAAAAGCCATCCGCCGCGTTTAAGACGGAGGATGGCTTATATTTGATTAGGCAAAGCCTAATTAGACGTTTCCAAGAATCACGCGTCGGTTATCGAGCACACCGAATCCGAACTCGCCCCAACCGTAAACACCGGCACGTTGCTGACGATGCAAGAGGGGGTCTTCGAACAATTCAATGTTTTTCTTAACCGGCATGACGAACGAATCCGTATGGCGTCGGTCCAGACCAACCACCAGCTCCACTTTGCCCGAGGCGAAAGCGGCACCGAGTTGATTTGTATAGAAATCCTGGAATTCTTGGTGTTCGCCAAGTTCATCCAAGGCATGAAGCTGAACACCGAACAACCGCATAGCGTACAAGCCGCCCTGCCCGTTGTCATCCGCATTCAGGTAGACCTCACGACGAGTAAACTCATCCAAAAGGTCGATACCCCAATTGCGAATATCCTCGATGCATTCCGGAGAAACATAGAGGTCGGTCAGCATACCACGATTCTGCGATGTCGAGTTACCGCCACCGTTACGCCGCATGACAACTTTCATCAAGCTGACAAAGCGTTTGGTAAACTGTCCGGTATTACCATCGCCGTCATAAACGACAATGTTACGGTCAGCACCAGCCGACAGAAGTGTTTGCCAGCCGTCATCATTCATTTTCTTGACGAAGCCAGCTTCGAGGACTTCCATCGCTCGGCCGACCACATCCCAACGAGCATTTTCGGCATAGCGGAGCAACCAGTCGATCGAGTTAGCAATCGAGTAAGTTGTCACCATGACGTAATCGCCTTCAACGCTTCGTTCCGGCACACGGCCATGCTGAGGCATTGTGTAAGCGACGAAATCTTTCTCAGTTCCGGGAGACAGGAAATCCAACGGAAATTCAGGAACGCCACCTTTCATATCGATGGGGTTATAAACTCCGTTCAAGATATCGCCGCTCATAATTCCTTTTCGCAAAGGCAATTCGAGAGCCTTAGCAAGCTCATGAGTCGCAGCGAACGAATGCATAGCATTAGAACTGCCGCAACGTCGCAAGACTTCATCCAACTGTGTTTCAGTCAGAGCAACATTTTCCATTTGTATGATTTCTCCAATCAAATGTTACGGCAGATTGATTTCGACTTTAGCGAAACCATCTTCATCCAGTTTGGACAGAAACCGACCCACGACAGGGTTGTTCGGATAGCCGTTCGCATCCCCACCGGCAGTAATCGCATTTGTGATACGACCGCCATTACCGAGATAAGCCCGATCACCGACAGCGATAGTGATACCGCTTGTAATCTGGTCAGTATTCCACCAACCTTTTGTGCCGAGTGTGACCTTGCCGCCCTTTTGGACTTCATCCTTGTGATAGTTTTGATGCTGCCGAGTAAGGTCAAGATTGACCATATCATTCAACAGCATTCCAGCCGGCTTAGAACCGGAAGCTACCGCAGCATATGTGACCAAAGCCGCAGCTTGATCAAGGGCAGCACCCGAGCCGAATGTAGAGAAACTAACGATACCGCCGCGAGCACCAACCTCATTCATGTAGAAGGTGGGATCAGTGGCGATTTCGTATCGGTCGCTCTTAAGAGCCATAGTAAAAAATCTCCGTTACTTATTTCTTGGCCGAGCTATTACGCTTGGCTGTTTTCAGATATTTCGAGGCAATCACATCCGACAGACCGGTAATAAGAGTCGCCCGAGCGGCCTCGCCCGCTTCGCCCGCAGTCGCCAAAGCCGGATCGACGGTAGCAGTCGCAAGCTCAAGAGCAGCTTTTGCAGCAGCGGCTTTCTTGGCTTCGGCGTCTTCCTCGTCCGAATCGGCATCTTTGTCATTCATGTCACTTTTGACAGTTTTTCCAGCAAAAGTAACCAGTACGGCAAATTGCTCGTCAGTTGTGCCTTCATACTGAGCGACAGTCGCATCAGCATCCGTCTCAGCGACACCAGCCTTGACCAGCAAATCAACGCGGGCTTTACGAGCAATAGCTTTCTTCTGGTCCGAAAGTTCGGTATCCAGAGCAGCTTTCGCCTTCAGCAAAGTTTCAAACTCTGTAGCCTTGACTTGCAAAGCAGCTTCGGTCTCAGCCAACTTAGCTTTCAGAGAAGTCAATTCTGTCTCGCGAGCGGACAAAGTAGCCTTCAGAGTGTCCATCTCTTTTTGGACGGCAGCAGTCGCATCGGCATCAGCCTTAGCTTTAGCTTCGTCTCGTTCCTTTGTCAGAGTAGCGACAGTAATTTGCAAATCACTGACACTCTGAGTCAGTTTTTCAACTTGGGCTTCGGTAGCCATTGTTAAAGATGTTTCCTGTTCTTGAGGAAAGGTAAATTCGACGATAGGAGCGGCCGTAGCCGTCGTATCTTTGAAAATAATACTTTCAGGATTTGCAGGGCGGCGGACCAACCCCTTACCGCTGAAAGTGATGTTTCGAAGCACTCGACCAACTGTAAAACCTTCATGCTTGCCGCTGCCACCATAGGCACGCAAATGTTTGGTTAGATAGGCGGTCGCTTCACTTCGTTCGATAACTTTTTTGGTCGAGTTATCAGCGAGGGCGTAATCGAAACCATGGAAGATAGCCTCCATGGACACATACCATTTGCCTTCTTTAATTTCGGCAATGACCTGTTCGATGCGGTGTTTCAGCGATTCATCTTGCCAGTTTTTATACAAAACGGCAGAAGTAATAATGTGAAACTTATTGGGAATCTTAGATAATTCGGTATTCGCAGATACAAAATTTCCTTCGGCATCCATTACAAAATTATCTGTAATGTGACCGATAATATCCGACTCAACATGCTCGAAGTTGAAAGGCTTATCTTCCGGAGAACTCCGAGCGGCCCATACTTCAGACGGAAGAAAAACATCATCGTTCAAATTCCAGCCAGTAGAAACCAACAGAGTTTGAAGATAATATAGATCGGGCTGATTTTTGTTGGTCGCGATTGCCTTAAAGCTGGCAGATACGATTTCTCGAATCTCGCTTGAGGCCTCCTCGGCTACCGCAGCGTAGGTTAGGGATGCTTTCGACGCGTCCGTGAGAATTTCGGCCAAGCCGGCTTCTCTTTCGGATTCGAAGATTTGCATATGACGTTATTCATCCTCCCATAAATAAGAGTACACCAAGATTTGGATTTGGCGTATTTCGTCAAAATTGGGACTTCTATTAAATGTGTCAATAAATGACTTAGTTGCTTCTTGGAGAAGGGAAAAAGCCGCAGAATTACCGTGTTCCGCAAGCTCTGCGGCCCGACTAATACCCTCCGGAGTGACTTCCGTAAAAGGTTTCATCTCGCATAGCATGGCAAACTTGGTATTTTCAAAAGAAATTGCCTCTGCCTCCGTTAAACCACGCAAATTTTTCTTACCAAGCTTCTCCAAAACACATGGAACGACCAATGAATTGACTTGTTCCAATGCCGATTTTGCCCACATTTCAACCATAGCTTTTGATCTAGGCTTGACGGTCTTGGTTTTACGTTTGCCGGAATCGTCTGAATTGAGTGGGCGACCTTGGCCGGATTTACCCTTACGGGCTGTTTTTGCAGTCTGCTTTGTTTGAATCAAATTGGCTTGATGTTCGTTGTTTTTATCGACCAAACTTTTTTCGCCGGGCTTTTTCGGCTGCAAATCCACTCCGACTTGACTCGGCGTCACCAAGCCTTGGCCGGTAAATTGTTCAATCAAAGATTGTTGCTCGGAACGATAAGGTGACCGTTTGTCCGGAACTTTCTTGTTTTGGCGTTCTTTTTGCTCACGAATCATTCTTCGTTTCTCCAACTCTGGAATTTCGTCAAATCGCTCAAGAATAGTCTCCATACTTATCAAATCGCGATCAGCGAGCTGGATCAACAAAGCTTTTTCGGCGGCTTCATCGGATAATGTCATTCGATCAAAACGAATTTGAGCCGGATAACGAAAGCCCATAGCCTTCTGAATTAAAGCAATCTCTTGTTCCCAAAATTCGGTAATTAGGTTGCGACCATATTGCAAGCGTTCAGTAAGCGTTTTCAATGAAATGTAATTATTCGTAAAACCGCTTTGTGTCGCGGAACCGGTCAAAGTCGGAGGAATGCCAAGTCCAGCATAGATCGCATTGAGAGTCGGCCCATATTTCTCTTCTCCTAGAAATTTGTAGACCTGAGTATTAGATTCCTTGAAATCAATATCTGGTCCCCAAATGATCAAAGCCGCCGCCGCCAACATTATTCGTCAATGTATCGCTCAAACGGTCAAAAGCTTGTTTCGTCGGCATCACCTTATTTTCAAGGTCTCCGAGTCGCCACAGACGGACGGCGGAAATAGCAGAATCGCACGCCGCAATGTCAGTCAATTTCAATTTGTCGTAAAGGATGATGTCGTTGAGAATGGCGAAAGTCATAGGATTCGCCCAAATCATCCAGTCATCTTTTTTGTAGTGATAAACTGAAATGGATCGTTGATCTAAAATCATCAAGTTGTTTGAATTATTCAAGGAATTAATTACTTCCTTCGGTAACTCATCAACCATTTTCTTTTCGATTTCATTCCTAGGATTACGAATTTTGTTTCGCACCTTTATAGGAATTCTCAAAGCATAGATCAGCTTGCCGGTAAATGCCGCCAAATCTTCTCCGACAATCTCCAAGGAAAGTGGAGAAAGGAAAGTGTATCTCCAGGGAATTTCGCCCTTATCCAAAGTCACCTTTGGATTTACCGTTTGGTCAATATCAATATGCTCGGCGTCATAATTGACCGTGTTCGGCGACGGCAAATCTCCAAAATCGCCGACCGTCAAATCTGCCCTATTTTTGATGCGGGCCGTCGAGCGTTTAACTATCACATTTCCCGCCCGATAGAGCAAATTCAAAAATCGCTCTGATCTTTCCTTTCCCCTAACTTTCTTCCACCATTGCTTATAGAATGATTCGACTTGAGGATTTGTGTGAACTAAGCCAATGCCTTGACAGGCAAAATCGGCCATTAGGTCAATCACATTCTTAATCAATCCGCAAGTTTCATATGCGACCATGCAGCGGGCGATAGCCTCTTTTTGAAGCTGCGGAATTTGTTCATCCGGTCGGAAATACTCGTAATCTCGACGAGTAAAACCGGGACGGACGTTAAGATTTTGGTCGATATCCTTGAAATATCGGCGGTCGCCATAACGAGCGGCCGTATAAGATGGGACATTTTCCCCTAGCGTTTTGAACGCTTCGACCCGTTCAACCTCATTGCTCCAGGTGATATACCCTGAATCCAAATAAGGTGCGGGTTTTCCTGCCTTCGCCACTCGTTAGCCTCTTAATCGTATTATAATTGGATTACCGTTTCCCCTTAAATTAGAGTACACCAATTTTGCA